TGGAAAAACGAAATCGATTGGGTCTACACAGTTGAACCCAATGGATCAGCCAACACTCACAACAATGGTCGTATTATACACGATGGGAGTTCGCCTCAACACAGACACGTTAGTTCAGGACCTCCCACTTACGGACTCAATCATCAAGATCGAAAAGCAGGGGGTTCTGAAGAGGGGATCGTCAAAGCGCGACCTCATAAAGCGAAGGGCAAAGACAACCCCTCCTAAGCGAACAACTGGATTTGGACATAACTCAATTACAGTTGTCGTCATGTCTGATGGCGATGGCACATTTCTTCGCAAAGAGATTACTGTTAAAATCTTCCAGAACGGCGTGTTTCATATCACGGGTGTTCTTGATGAGTCTTATGACCGAGATGTGACTACGCGGTTGCGCACACATATCATGGAACATTGTCCTACAGCTGTGATTTCAGGAGAATGGACTGACGTTCGTAGGGTGGTCTTGATGAACTATAAGACAAAGCTAGTGGATACAAAAAATCTATCTCGTGACGCGTTGTATGCGTCATTGCGTGGAAAGGGTGTTACAACAGTGTATGAGCCCGCCGTGTATCCAGCAGTGAAGATCTACTTCCCAGAAACCAAGTGGATTGCAAAGGTGTTTCGCACGGGTCAAATTATCTTAACCGGAATGACCACGCACGACGAATGTGCGTCATTAATGACAAAGTTAAAGCCATTGGTTGGAGTATAGATATGCCCCAAACAACTCGTGAATTGACCGAAGCCGAAGTATCCGCCGGTATGCGCGGAATTAATGATGAAGATCTTACCGCCACACAGCTCCAGGCGCATGTTCGTAATATGGATACATCTAAGGAGAAGTGGGCACACTTGAAGAATAATAAGGTCCAATATGAACTGAAGCTTCAGGAGGATAACAAGGTCCTCTATTTTAATTATCCCTCCCTTTTTCAGATGCATGCAGAGGATCGTCTTGATTCTACCTTTTTTGAGATGCTGGCACTGAAGCGTAAGATTGAGAAGGGAGAGATCACTCCTGAGCAAGCCACTCAGATTATCGGAACTAAGCTGTCTCAACGATTTGTTCCTGAGTTGGCGCAGGGGCAATCACAGGCATCGACGATGTCATATCAAGAGTACTACAGGCAGACTCGCTAGAGTTCCAGACCTCGTGTGCATCGGTGCTCTTGTAGACCAAAAAGAAGTACTTGTAGAGCTGATCCCATGTGCAGTCTGACATTGCATAGCACTTCATCCGACTCAACTTCAAACCATCCAGGATCCCACACAGATCCTCCTTTGACATACTATTCTCCAATACCAAGAAGTCATTCTGGGGGTTTTCATAAAGGATGCGAACATCCTCTATGCATTCCATCAGACACTTATAGCCAAGAATACAATACTGCTTTTTGTAGTTCAAATTGATCAATGCATTACAATACTTGTTTGTGAAGTTCTCACGCTTCCACATTGGCAGGGTCCACCATTTTTCAGTGGGCTCCTCAAATCCACCCTTTTCACGCATGACTTCATCAATCTTGAACTCCCTGTAAGCCTGCGGAACAATGTGATGAGGGGTTAGGCGGTTGATCTCTGAATTCCGGATCAGTGAAAAGTTATTCCATCCGTCGTTCATATACTGAATATACGCAAGCTTGTGAACGCGAGCCATCTTGGTCTTGACAGCTGTTCGAAGCAATAATTCAAGATCATCGCAGATAGGAAGGAACTCTGAGTAGTTTCCCATTTCGTTTAGTGTTGAACGACGCCATATCCGCGGGTGATTTGGCACACCGACAATGTGTGAGAGAGTATAGTTATTGATATTAGGCGTTGAAATCACATTCACCCATGTTCCGTTATACTTTTGACAGTAATATCCGGCATATCCGAGACCAAAATGATCTCCATATGAGTGTGTATTGCCATTCTCATACAAGTGAGCGGTGTCCATATAGACAAATCCAACTTCCGAATCATTATCAAATACCTTTGCTGCATCAGAAAGGCAATCAACTAGAATCTCATCATCGTGATCGAGCTCAAGAACATATTTACCCCTACACATGGATGCAGCTTCATTCTTCACATTTCCAATGTTTCCACTGTTCTCTGCCCTCCGGTAAAGACGAATCCTAGGATCATTCTTTGCAAGCGTCCGGAGGAACTCGAAATGCTTATCATCGGGAGAGTCATCCACAACGACCCATTCCCAATCTCTGAGAGACTGTGCCTTTAGGCTGTTATACGGGCGATAAAACTTATCATAGGAGTTGTAGCAAGTGGTGAATACTGAAAAGATAGGACGTGTGATTTCATGAGGGAGCAAACAGTTGTGAATGTAGCAAAAGTTGACACCGCGATTAAATGCATCAATGTCCTTAATATTATCAGAAAAGTGAAGCCATCTCAGTCGCATGCGATTCACTAAAAGTCGCATTCGTCCATAGTACTCTGTCTCCGACTTTCCGTAGGTCACGATAAGATGATAGTTCACATCAAAAAGTTTGAGAACATCTTCTGGATTGGATGTTGGATTAATCGTACAATTAAGTTTCTCTTCGTTCGCTGCAAGGAACGTGTCAATTGAAGAGTACTCCTCGTCGCGAAACAAGAGGATGTTCGGATATTTCATTATTCTATTCTATTTCTTTACTGCGTAAGTTCTGTCCGCAGTTCCATGAGCATCTTTCCCAATACGTTCTTTCCCGGCCACTTTGATGGATCATTTGCCTTGGATGTATCGGCAGAGGTTCCGATGCCCCAATACTTGTCACGAGCAGACGCCTCGCCGATCGGGCGCTTTCCAGTCTCCAAAAGCTTCGTCTTGAGATCTGGATGCTGGATGAACTTAGCCTTGACTGCCATGCGCATAATACCGTCCTTGGTCTTGTCCCACTCCTCTTTGACAAAGTCCTTGACCTTCTTGCCAAGCGCCTTCACAGCCTTAGGAGAGGGTGTCTTCAGAATCTTATCGGCAATGGCTCCATCGCCAAACTGCTTAGCCTTTGCCCACTGAAAGTAGTGCTCGACAGTTGGGAAGGTAATGGAATCAATCTGAAAGGGAGCCTCATACATATTGGAAAGTGCACGCCATTCACCCTTGCCCTCGTCGGCTCCGAAGAACAGAACAGGCTCGGCACCGGGCTCAGCCACCTTCTTGATGATCTTCTTTTTGGGAAGTGCCTTGGCTTCGGATGGCTTCTCCTGCTCTGAGCGCTCATCCTTGACCTCAGGTTCGGGCGGGGCAACTGGGAGCGTAACCTCTTGCTTCTCAGTCTCCTTGGGCTTCTTCGGCTCCTTGGACTTCTCAAATACAAAGCTTCGGTGAAGGAAGCTAAATGCCTGGTGCTCCTGAGTAAGAGTTACGCTGTTTTGATCAGAATAGTGATCAGCAAACATCGTGCTTCCAATCAGATCGTATCCAGCCTCCTTGAGAATAGCTGTCATCTTCTCAAACGGCACCAGATACTCCTTTTGCGGTTGCTCAAAGCTCTCCAACTTGACCGAGATCGCCTGACCAAACTCCTCTGTCCATCCAGTTCCATCGTCGTATTCCTTGACAAACTCACCAAAGATCTGACGACCCGCACGGAACATATGACTCTTCTTGCCCAGCATCAGAGCGTAGACTGCACCACCATCCAAGCAAGTGCCGAAGAACATACCCTTACCGTGGTTCTCCAGGTTAGACACGAACACCTTGAACGTCTCCTCGGACTCACATGCATAGTGAATCGCCATCTGGCAGGAGACAACGTCAAACTCCGTGTGTCCTGCGAACTTAGACAGATAGGGTGTAGGAGCCGGCTCGGTTCCTGTGACAATATTTGCATACTTATTGTCGCCCTCAAAGAGAGGCTTGGTCATGTCTCCGTTAATGAACAGCACTGGAGGCAGATACTCATTCGGGTGGTTCATCTTCTCCTTCAAGTAGCGGACACATGCTCCTTGACGAGGCGAGAGAAGACAGGCTGACGACGAATCAATACCCACAACCAGCGATGGCTTAGTCCTCTTCCACTTCAGCAGGTCGCCTGCGCGCCCCACTGCAAGCTCCAGCAAGGAGTCACCAGACTTGATCGCAGATCGATATAGGCTGTCCTTGATCCGATTGTGGAATCCATAGACATCCTTGAGAATTCGGTCGCGTGCATCCAGATTGTCACGATAATAGAGATCATCTTCAAAAGTTGAATCAGGAGGGTTTGCAACCAGATCGCGAATCATCTCCTCTGTGATCGGCACGTGGATATTCGTCCAGATCGAATCGGCTACTGAAATATCATTCCCAAACTGCGGCCGACCCAGAACACGATACTGATGCGTCTTATCGTAGCGGGTTCGCATAATGTTCCAGCGACCCTTGTCTGTGTCATACGAGCACTCAATGATCGTATTGTCCTCCACGCGATTTCCATCCTGATCAATCGGCACACCCTTCTCATTCAGCGGCAGGGCTACGATGTGAGCCTCAGGAGCCTTGGGAACCATGGGCTGAAATGGAGACGGGACACGATCTTGACCACGGTGCTCCGGAGGAATTTCAGGAGGTGTGTACTCACCTGTCATCGTCTCGCAGGGATACACAATATCGCCAGGGGTCCGTGAAACATACAAGGTTCCCTTGACTACCCGCTTCTCCAGAACAGTATCAAAGCTCTCACCAGGCTTAAATTTGACAAGGAAGTCAATACTGTTCTGGCTTGCAGGCTTCCACTTGTAGAGGTTCAGCCATGTGCGTCCCTTACGCTCCTTCTCTGGAGCCACCGGTGAAGACTTGGGTGTGAAGATAAGACCATCTGTTGGATACTCAAATGCTGTATCCAGGATCTTGCGGATTGCCTCTTGCATTGCAGGACCATCGCCTGCAAGGAACATCTTGGTAACCACGCGTAATGGCTTGTTAGAAGGGAGAGTTGTAAAGTCAGTTGAGATCTGAGCAACAAACTCCCGGGCGCATGCAAGACGTGAGGGTCCATCTGCAAGTAGCGGCAGACGACGAACATCCTTATTGCGGAACCAGTAGACATCAAAGATGCAGAACATGTTTCGATCCGCAAGATACTCACCGTCAATAATATCACCGATGTGAATATCATTGGTCGCCGTCAGCCCAGTCCAGGTGACCACTGAGCTAGGTGTGATACGCAGAACCCTCTTGTCCCGCATGACGACCAAGAAACAGCGCTCACCATCCGCCTTGTTTGTCACCGTATAGCCGCTCAGAATGTTATTTGAGCGGTCGACTTGAAGATGGCGACGCTCTAAGGTCACTGGATTGATGAACGGTGTGCGTGTCATCTCAAACTCCATAGCGTAGCGCTTCGAGTCAGCATTGGACAGGAGGAACTGTGACCCCTGGAAAGCTGAGAGAACTGGAGCAATGTGCTTGATCATCGACTCGGTAATGACTTCTGCTGACTTGGTGCGATCCACAACCTCCAGCTCAAGCTCATAGCTGGGAGTCTGCTTAAGGATCTCTGCAAAGGTCTTGGTCTGCTTTGTCTTAGATTTGCTCTGTGAGAAGTCATATCGCACCACACCATCCAAGCTGGTCCAGGACTTGCGGTGGAGGATACGGACGTGAGAAGCAGCATCCATGGGAGCGCCTGAAAAGTCCTTACGAAGATGCTCCTCGTGGCGAAGTGTGAAGCGGACTGAAGCGTCAGGAAGGTCAATCATATCGGACTTTCCGGAGATTGCTGTGACGACCTCAAAGTACCGGCGCTTTCGCTCAACTTCCAGAGGAACGCCTCTGAAACTGCCGGTGGTACAGACCTTGTGAATATTCTCAGCTCCAACGACGACAACACGAAGTCCGTCAGAATATGAGAAGGTTGCGCGATGCTCCTCTACTGGGGCACCACGGGAATATAACTGGATTGTAGAGACGATGCGATCCGCAACGTCCTTGGTGTGAATCTGACTGGGAAGAATTTTGCACTCGAGTTCTGCGTGGGTATCCTTCTTAACGAGCGAAGCAAACTCCTTGAGATTGTTTCGTGCGGTAGAAGGGAGAAGGGACTCCATTTGCCTTATCTTTAGGTGTGAAGGATTTACATCCATTTTAACTCCTAC